ACTTTTATGACTGAAGACGGTAATCGTAAAATATCAAAAATCTTTTATTCAATAAACACTGCTAATCCTAAATCAGCAGTTGAATTGATATGGGATGGTACAGATAATGCAACGGCAGTTTTGTTGTCTGGTCAAGGTTTTTGGGACTTACGTGCCGATGGAAACGAGATTTTAAACAACGCAACAACACCTACAGGTGATGTTTTGCTTTCTACAAAAAACTTTGCAAACGGTGATAATTATACGATTTTAGTGGTTTTCAGATAGCAATTTGTATAAATATTAGAGAGAAATTAGAGATAGATACAAATGAAGTTAATTACCGAAGAAATATCAAACGCAGAATATATCGTAGAAGAAAAAAATGGTAAAAGAAATTATTCCATTAAAGGTATATTCATGCAATCAGACGTTAAGAATAGGAATGGAAGAATCTATCCTAAAGAAATCTTACAAAAAGAAGTTGTAAGATACAATAGAGAGTTCATCAATAAAAGCAGAGCATTCGGCGAACTTGGTCATCCTGATGGCCCGACAGTAAATTTAGAAAGAGTTTCGCATATGATTAAGGCTTTGTATCCAGAAGGCGCAAATTTTATAGGTGAAGCACGAGTTTTAGATACCCCATATGGAAAAATAGTGAAAAGTTTAATTGACGAGGGTGCAAAATTAGGTGTTTCAAGTAGAGGAATGGGTACACTTGCAAATGTAGGTGGTGCCAATGTAGTTAAAGACGATTTTTACCTTGCGACCGCGGCTGATATAGTCGCAGACCCAAGTGCTCCAGACGCTTTCGTAGAAGGCATTATGGAAGGCAAAGAGTGGGTTTGGAATAATGGGATTTTGAAAGAGCAAGAAGTAAACGAATTAAAGTTACAAGTAGAAAGTAAAGAGAGAATGGCAAGAGCAGAAAAGAATGCTCAAGTATTCGAATCTTTTCTTAAAAAACTGTAATTTTATAAATAGTAATTGACTCATTCCGAGAGGATTGGTGCATTTATTTTACAACAACAAGAAAAACTATTGAGGAGATAGAACGATGGCTGACAATACTGTGGCAGATTTGCCAACAAAAAATGCAGCTCCAGCTGAACCAGCAAAGTCGTTACAGGCAACTGTACAACAAGTGATGAATAAAGCAATCACTTCACCGACTGACGCAAAAGTAGATTTCGCACAAGGGGTTAACCACATTACAGGTGACCCACATCAAAAAAGTGCAGGTACAGCGGACGCAATGCCTACTCTCTCTGCTGAAAAAGAGCCTAAAAAAGATATTCAGGCTACTTACGAAGCTGATGAGAAAAAGGACGAAAAAGAAAAAGAAGATATGAAAGAAGCAGAACACTCTAAAGATGATGAGAAGAAAAAAGAAGATGTGAAAGAGGGTGAAATGCCAGCTGGTCTTAAAAAATACCTAGATAAAAAGGATGATAAAGAAGACGAGAAAAAAGAAGAAAAAGAAGACAAGAAAGACGTTAAAGAAGCTGAAGACAAAGAAGACGTTAAAGAATCTGAGTCAAAAGAAGATGAAAAGAAAAAAGAAGAGTCTTATGATGACAAGAAAAAAGACGTTAAAGAAGCAGAAGAAAAAGAAGATGAAAAAGAAGTGAAAAAAGAAATGTCTGCTAAAGATAAAGTAAAAGACATGGATATGAAAGAAGACGTTGCTGCTCTAACTGATGGTGAAGAACTATCGGAAGAGTTTAAACAAAAAGCTTCTACTATATTTGAAGCTGCTGTTAAAGCAAAACTTGTTGAAGAAATAGAAAATTTAGAGAGCGAATACGAAACTAAGGTTAATGAGAAAGTTGAAGAAACTAAATCAGAAATCGTAGAAAAAGTTGACGCTTACCTAAACTATGTTGTCGAGGAGTGGATGAAAGAAAACGAATTGGCAATAGAAAAAGGTTTAAGAGCTGAGATTACTGAAGATTTTATCGGTGGTCTTAAATCTTTATTTGAATCTCACTACATCAATGTTCCACAAGAGAAGTATGATGTGATTGAGGCTCAGACTGCTGAGATAGAGAAGTTAAAAGAAGAAGTTAACCAAACTATTGAGAAAAACGTTGAGTTAAATCAGGCAATCGGTCAACACGTAAGAGCAGATATTATCAATGATGTATCATCTGATCTTGCTGAAACTGAATCTGAAAAACTTAAAGGTTTAGCAGAAAGTATTGAATACAAAGACGCTGACAGTTTTAGAACAAGTATAGAAACATTAAAAAATTCTTACTTCCCTAAAACAAAAGCGAGTGATAACGAATCTAATGAAGTAGCAGAAAACAATGCTGGCTCTATGAATGAGTCAATGGCTGCATATACTGCTGCAATTAGTAAATCAAAGAAAAACCCATACGTAAAGTAAGGGTTAGTTAATTAACTAAAAAGAAGGAGAGATAGAAAAATGTTTTTATCTGAATCAATGCAAAACAAGTGGCAGCCCGTTTTAGACCATCCTGATCTTCCTGAGGTCAAAGATAGTTATAAAAGAGCCGTTACTTCAATGATATTAGAGAACCAAGAAAAGTCGCTTAAAGAAGACGCTGCTTTCTTATCAGAAGCTGCGCCAACTAACGCAACAGGTTCTTCAATACAAAACTGGAATCCTATTTTAATTAGCTTAGTAAGAAGAGCAATGCCTAACCTTATCGCATACGATATCGCTGGTGTTCAACCTATGTCAGGCCCAACTGGTCTGATCTTCGCAATGAGAAGCAGATATGCCTCTCAAAGTGGTGGTGAAGCTCTTTTTGACGAAGCTGATACAGACTTTAGTGGTAGAAATGCTGCTGGATCATCTGTAAATGCTAAAACAGGCCCAGCACAAACTGGTGAAAACCCAGCTGTTCTTAATGACTCAATCGGTACTTCTACTGGTTACACAACTGGTACTGGTATGACTACTGACTATGCTGAAGCACTAGGTGATGCTTCCACTAACGCATTTGCTGAAATGGCATTCTCAATTGAGAAGTCAACGGTAACTGCGAAAAGCAGAGCATTAAAGGCTGAGTACACTATGGAATTAGCACAGGACCTTAAAGCAATTCACGGCTTAGACGCTGAAACTGAATTGTCTAACATATTATCTGCTGAAATCTTAGCTGAGATCAACAGAGAAGTAGTTAGAACAGTTTATAGAACTGCTGAAGTAGGTGCTGCTGATAATGACAACTCACACGCTGCAATTAACACAACAACTGCTGGTATATTTGACCTTGACACAGACTCTAATGGTAGATGGTCTGTTGAAAGATTCAAAGGTCTTATGTTCCAACTAGAGAGAGATGCAAACACAATCGCTCAGAGAACCAGAAGAGGAAAAGGTAACATGATTATCTGTTCTTCAGATGTTGCCTCTGCATTACAAATGGCGGGTGTTTTGGATTACACTCCTGCATTAAACAACAACTTAAACATTGACGATACTGGTAATACTTTTGCTGGTGTATTAAATGGTAAGTACAAAGTTTACATTGACCCATATGCTGCTAACATGGCAAGCAATGCGTCACCTACTAAACAGTACTACGTTGTTGGTTACAAAGGAACTTCTCCATACGACGCTGGTTTATTCTATTGTCCGTATGTACCTCTACAAATGGTTAGAGCAGTAGGTCAGGATAACTTCCAACCGAAAATCGGTTTCAAAACTAGATACGGTATGGTTGCTAATCCATTTGCTGGTGCTTCTGCGTCAGGAAATATTACTGCTGACGGTGTTGGTGCAATCAACGCTAACAGATACTACAGACGTGTTCAAGTTACGAACATCATGTAATATTTGTTGAGAAACAAATTTAAGAAGGGCGCTTCGGCGCCCTTTTTTTTTAGCATAAATAAAAGTAGATTATGTTTTATACTGAAAGAATAACAATTTATAAAGAAATACCCATGTTGAAAAAAACACCATTTAAAGAGCTTCTAGGAATATTAGTAGTAGGTAGTATTATTACGTTATTAGCATTAGGTCTTAATTATTTAAATCCTAAGCCAAATGTATTAGAAGAATTAGAAGAAAAAATTAAAAAAGTAGAACAAAAAGAAATTGTTTTAACTGAACCTGAAAAACAACTAGAAAAACAAGCTACAGAAAAAGAATGGCAAGAAGTAGATAAACAAACAGATAAATAGCTGTATGACAGTAACAAACTCATACACTAGACAACCAACTAAACTGGACTATGCTAGTCCTACACAGTTTAAGTTTTCTATAATCAAGTTACCTAAAGTAGAATATTTTTGTACTACAGCAAATGTGCCTGGTATTACACTAGGTTCATCAGCACAAGCTACACCTTTTAAAGATATACCTATACCTGGTGATAAACTAGATTACGATACATTAAACATACAGTTTTTAGTAGATGAAAATTTAGAAAACTATAGAGAGATACATGGTTGGATGACTGGTCTTGGATTTCCTAAAGATCATTCACAATTTAGATCATTACAGGCTGCAGGATCAGACAGATATCCTACAACAACAAGCGAAACTTACAATAAAGAATTGGGACAAGTTGTAAAACAAACTTCAGATGATGGTGGTTTGTATTCAGACGCTACATTGTTTATATTAACAAGTAAAAACAATTCAAATATAGAAGTACGTTTTAGAGATATTTACCCAATATCATTATCTGGTTTAGATTACAATCAACAAGCAACAGATGTAAATTACTTAACAGCAAGTGTAACGTTTCAATATAAACTTTATGAGTTTGCTAATGTAAGTGGTAGTGACACATTAGAAACAACTACTTAATTATAACATATATAATATTATGACAGTACGTGTAAGACCTAGAGATTTAAAACTTCCCGAATATATGACAAGAGGTGGTCCAGGCGACCTATCAATGCCAGGTAACGTCAACACTACAGAATGGTGGCGACCTGAAAACATGTCAGAGCTTGGCAAAAAGAAAGCTGCTGAAAAAGGATCAATAGTAGAACAAGCAAAAAGTAAAGAAATATTTTGGTGTGGTATACCTTTTACACAATTATATAACGAAATAGATGGTAGATATCAAGCGTGTTGTTTTGCAGAACCTGATAAAGTTAGTACCATAAAAAATACTTCTTTAAAAGATTGGATGCACAAAAGTGCTTATATGAATGTATTGAGAAAAGAAATGACAACACCTATAAAGGAACAAAAAGATCCTTTAAAATGGACTAAAAAACTTTGTACAAGATGTGTTACAGATGAAGAAAAATATGGCAGATCCAGAAGAACAAATTGTTTAAAAATTCACACAAATAATCATTGGTTCTGGGACGACATTGAGCACATAGCAGATAGATTTAGAAAAACAGGTGAATATAAACTTGATAGAAGGGTATTAGAAATACAATTAAAGATATATGGCTCAGAGTGTAATTTAGATTGTTTTATGTGTCTTCATGCTAACTCAACTACAAGAATGAAAGTAGCAGAAAGTGGTGTATGGAACAATGAAATATGGACTGAAGAAAACGCAGGTGTTGGTATACAAGAATCAAACGAATTAAAATCAAAATATAAATTAGTAGGTAAAAAACTAAAGAAAGTATTAGAAGATAATACTCCAGGTTCTATAGAACAAATATTAGAATTAGCACCTTACACACGTAGTATAAAAATTATAGGTGGTGAACCACTTATTATGAAAAGACAATATGAGATGTTACAGGCCTTAATAGATAGTGGCGATTCAAAAGAAATTATTATAAAATTTCAAACAAACATGACAAAAATGGCAAGAGGTAAACATAATATGTTTAAGTATATACCCCATTTTAAACTTGTAACTATGGTTGGTTCTGTAGATGGTGTAGGTAAAACTATTGAGTATATGAGAAGAAGAACAGATTGGCCTGAACTAGTTGACAATATAGAAAAAATCAAAAAATATCCTAATGCAGTTGTAGATTTCAATGGTCTAGTTTCTTTTTTAAGTGTTATGAGATTTTATGAAGTTATAGATTGGTGCAAAGACAATCCTGTTATAGATCAAATCAATTGGGCTATGTTAGAAAACCCAAAACATTTTGCAGTACATAATTTACCTAAAAAAATAAAAGATGATTTAATAATAAAATATTCAAAGTTTCCCGATATTGTAGCTGCATTAGAAAAGAAACCTGATTCAGATGTAAATATACAAGATACATTTCAATACTTGTTGCAACAAGACAGGTACTATGTAGGCACTAAATGGGAATCACATTTGTTTGATGTATTTCCTGAACTAGAAGAATTTTACGACCCTAACTATAAGTCACCAAACGAGTTAGATAGAAGGATGCAAACGGAATTAAAAAAAGGTATTGATAAGGCATATGAAATCCCAGACTTATTAACTTAATATATACTATAACAATATAATGGAGATATTATGACATTTGACGAACTACAGGCACTCGCCGATGAAGACCTAAAAATAAATGATACTGAACTTGATTTAGAATCATTAAAAACACCACAACTACACAACAAGTATATGAAGTTTCATAATCAATATACTAATCTATTGAAGAAGGCTGAGCAAGACTTGGCAAGATTAACAAGAGAAAAATGGGAATACTATACAGGCAAGGCAGACCCTAGTGTGTATCAAGTAAAACCTTTTAATTTAAAAATATTAAAACAAGATGTTGACAAATATCTTAAATCAGATGATGAACTTATTAAGTTAGATCAAAAAGTAACTTATATACAAAGTGTTGTTGACTACCTAGATAGAACAGTTAAGATTATTTCTAATCGTGGTTTTCAAATAAAGAACGCTATAGACTGGCGTAAGTTTACATCTGGCGTAATCTAAAATGCAAAACATCATAGTTGACAAGGTCAATGACGTGTACCTACGTATTGACGCAGACGCAAGCATCCGTAGAGAGTTATCAGATTATTTCTCGTTTGAAGTACCTGGTTACAAGTTTACACCTCAATTTCGTAATAGAGTTTGGGATGGTAAAATACGGTTATACTCGTATGCTACAGGTCAATTATATGTTGGATTATATCCTTATCTAAAAGACTGGTGTAAGAAGAAAGATGTACATATAGTCGAATCTAGTGAAATCCTTGCACATAGCAACGTCACAGCCGCCGATATAGACGGCTTAATCAAGTCTTACGATCTGTCTATCACTCCGAGGGACTATCAAATTAAGGCTTTTAAGTTTGCATTAGAATATGAAAGAGGTCTAGTTTTATCTCCGACTGCCTCTGGTAAATCACTTATTATATACATGCTTGTCAGGCACTATATGAATATGATAAACAACAATATTCTAATCATTGTGCCAACAACATCATTAGTAGAACAATTATACAAAGATTTTAAAGACTATGGTTTTGATGTAGAAACAAATGTCAGTAGAAAATATCATGGTTATGATATAGATGAAGATAAACGTATAGTAGTATCAACATGGCAATCACTATACAAAATGCCTAAACAATTTTTTGAAGACTATGGTGCAGTTATAGGTGACGAGGCACACTTATTTAAGGCTGTATCATTGACAAAGATAATGACTAAACTAACAGATTGTAAATATAGAATAGGTCTTACAGGTACGTTAGATGATAGTAAAACACACAAGTTAGTATTGACAGGTCTATTTGGTATGGTCAACAAGGTTGTATCTACTTCAGAATTGATTGAAAGAAAACAACTTGCAAATCTAAAAATAAAATGTCTGAACTTAAAGTATCCTGAAACAGAAGCTAAAAAAGTATATGGTGTAAAATACTTTGAAGAACTAGAATACTTAACTCAAAATAATGCTCGTAATAAATACATACGAAATCTAACCTTAGCACTTAATGGTAATACATTGTGTCTATTTCAACTTGTTGAAAAACACGGAGAGATTTTATATAAATTAATTAAAGAAAAAGTAGACCCAAAGCGAAAAGTGTTTTTCGTTTATGGGGGAACTGAAACAAATGATAGAGAAAAAATCAGAGCCATTACAGAAAAGTCGGATAACGCAATTATTATCGCTTCTTTCGGCACCTTTAGCACTGGTATCAATATTCGTAATTTACACAATATTGTTTTTAGTAGCCCTAGTAAATCACCTATAAGAATATTACAATCTATAGGACGTGGGCTTCGTGTCGGCGATAAGAAACAGTCTGCTACAGTCTATGATATTTCAGACGACCTTACATACAAAGATAAAAAGAACTTCACATTAACACACTTTCAGGAAAGAGTTAACATCTATAATAGAGAAGGCTTTGACTATGAAATACACAGCGTGGATTTAAAATGATTTCAGACGAAGACTTTAAGTTTTTATTACAAGAAAGCAATGGCTGTAAAAAGGCATTAGAGATAGGTACAGGTACGGGCAAAAGTTCCGCAGCTTTAAAACTAAATTGTGAGGTGTACTCCATTGACAGAAACGATATATTTGAATATAATATAGATATAAACAGATTTATATGTGAAAGCAAAGATTATTGGAATGACTATCTA